GTATTCTCTCCCGAATTAACACAAGCATTTGCTGCTATCCTCATGCTAGCAGTTATTATGGCTTTTAAGTATGTAACTGGTTCGAATCCTCGTGAATTCCGCATTCAATCTCAAGATGAGATTCTCCTTTCCCCTACGGAACATAAAAGTGAGAATAAGAAAAAATATCTTAAGAGCATTATGAAAGCGAAACATCACTCCAAGAGTAAGAAATTTATTGCTCAGAAACCTACTTCTCGATGTCATAAGAATAGAGATTTTGCTGCTCACTCATTAACAACTCTGATGAATGCGTCTATCGGTGGTATGCATCATAATGCTTCAATTCAACAATTTCTAACATCAGTAGGGCTTTTTGTAGTTTCTGTTGCTGATAGTAAGACTTGGGTTGGCATAGTCTCAGCTTCAGCTAGCCTAATCAGAGCGCATTATTCCATATCAACGGAACTATTCTCTGAGTATTTAGCAACTCTCGCTCAAAAGATCTTCTTTAAGGCACTTATTCCTAAATCTTGTAGGAATTATTGGGTCCAAGGGCTCGATGATATTTTTCATACCGTATCAACTAATATACGTCGTGCTCTAGAGAACTGGACAGCTTTTAGAACATGTGATATTGCTGCGAAAATTACGGTGTTTGTTTCCTCTATCATTGCATTAGTGGCTTTCCCCAATTTCGAAATGCCGGCATGGATCACAGCTGCCACGTCTACTCTCGAGATTGCTCAGCCTCTTCTTAAAAATGCTAGTAGTCTATTAGAAGCAGCACTTTCCTTAACATCTACTCTATTTGATCGCATAGCTCAGTGCATAGCTCAGCGATCTTTCGCGCCTTTATTTTCTCCTAATTCCACAAAACTTCTCGATGAGGAATATTCACGTTTGAATTGTGAGCTCATCTCACTAGAAGGTGAGACGGAAGCCCGTTCATCTGTTGAGATTTCCCTCTTATTGAATGATTGTGATAAACTAGGAGAGAATTATAAGACTCTACTCACATCCGGAGTTCCTCAATCAGTTAGATCAATACTTGTAGCCCGACTATCGAAGTTGAGCCAACTCAAAGTTGGTTTTAATGCCTATTTTAAATCTGGCTCTTCTCGTGCCGTGCCTTATAGCATCAATCTTTTAGGTGACACTGGTGTTGGTAAAAGCACCATCACCACCTTAGTCATGCAAATTGTTTTCAACGAATACAATGTTGATTATGATCCCTCTCTCGTCGCCACAATGAGTGAATATGATAAGTATGATTCCGTTAAAAATTCCACTTTAGGCATTTGTATGGATGACATATCTTCTACTTTGAATAATCCTGATGCTAATAATCGAACAGCCTCAAGAATAATCCAAGTGATCAATAGCGCTCCGTTTCCCGCTGTTAAAGCGGGTGTTGAGGATAAGCACACCACATTCCCTGCTCCCATTGCTGTCGTTACGAGCACCAATAGTGATGATATGGGCATGCTTACGGTGAGCACGCATCCCGCTGCTATTTATCGCCGTTTTGATTTGCATATACAACCAGTTGCTAGACCCGAGTATTGTGCCGAAGGATCCTCTAATCTGGATCCAAGCCTTATTCCAGAGGGTGAAGTCGAAGTCTGTTTTTATGCTGCAACTCAAGTTAAAGCACAAGGTAGCAATTTTATTCATCAGATCGTGAAATCTCTTGAAGGAGAGGATATTATGCCTCTAGGTGCTTTACTTCGCTTGATATCTTCTCGGGTGCGATCGCATAAGCTCACTGCACAGAGATCTTTAAATAAGATAACTGCATTAGCTGAAGCTAAATTTTGTGAACATGATATCCAAGAATTGTATTGCGATCAGTGCCATCCTCGAGATTTTCCGGATACTAGTGACATGGCGCCTGATAGTTTCCGACCAAATCATGCGAGAGCTCTCCGCGCTTCTCGCAATAGCGACCAGCCTCTTAGAGCCAGACAAGCTTCCATACGTGGAGGTTTTGGAAGAGGAGGTTCTACTCGTGGAGTATCTCGCGATCTTCACGTCCAATCATTAGATATTTTCTCTGTTCGCTTAAATATGATTCATAATCTATGCACTACGATCTATTCTCTATTTGGCTTAACTTACTATGATGCTTCAATCTCACTATTTAAGATATCTGATTTTCTAGAGCGATCACGTAAGTATCTACTGATACCCATTGTTATTTCAGTATTCTATCATTGTGTGCTATCAGCAATTCTATTGCTTTTAATCTGGTATTATACTTTGCCTGTTGCATCGAAACTGAGAGACTGTGGTGAAAAGATCCAATCGTACATGGATAATTACAGATTAGATGTCTTCTTAGCTCAACATGAGAGAGAAAGAATGTATAAAGCAGCGAAATTATCTGTAGCAGCCATCACCGTAGTGGGGCTTGCTTACAAATTATGCAAAGCTACGAAGTACATGGCTCAAGCTGAGTACTTTAAGCCAGATGAAGTGTCGTGCCCTAAATATTATGTTGGTCCTCCACCAAACCGTGTATCAAGTAAATCTCGAAATATGACTCCCCAGCAGTTGGAGAATACTGTTGTTAAAGCTTCAGTCACAATTCATTTTAAAGATTCTAATCGTAAATCTACTGGCCGTGGTATTATTGTACAGCGCAACATTCTCATTACGTGTGCTCACAATTTAAGAACTACCGATGAGAGTTTTGAGATTGAAGTTGTTCCCTACAACAAAAAGAGATTATCATGCCATAGAGTTTATCACTTGATGTCTGATTCTGTTAAAACACTAGCGAAGTCAGATAGTGATATAGCTGCTGTTATGTTGATAGGGTCTCCTCCACATCGAGATATCACTGATCTCCTTGCTACAGAGATTAACTTACCTGAGAGAGTAACTATGGTAACACCCACTCAGCGAATTAATGGTGATCCTGTGCGAGAATCAACCCTCAATTTAAGTTGCCCTAATCCAGATGGGAGTGTGGGTAGCATCCGAACAACAGGATGGATCATCGATTATGGTGGTGAAGAAACCCAACCTGGTCAGTCTGGAGCTCCTGTTTTTAGTAATTGTGAGAAACCTTTTCTTTTAGGTATTCATTCTGGTGGCGATTCCAATTATGGTATTGTCTCAACTATCACTCGCGATCAGATAATAGATCTCATATCATCTCTCAGCGGCTTCCAGATTCACAATCTAGATAACTCGCGCTACCCGGACATTATCTCTATGAATGAGGACGAGCCTCCTCATCGAAAGAGTTTTATGAGGGAAGGAGGGCTTGGTGTTTACTTAGGGCGTGTATTGGAGAGGCAGCATTTCAAATCCAGTGTGAAAAACACTTCTATAAGCGATCTTGTCACGGAACACACTAGTATTCCACCTATGCACCAGCAACCTGGAGGTATTCAAGTTGGTTCGGAGAAATTTCATAAATATGCTCCTTACGCTGGGCCATCTCTAGATCCTTCTATTTTGAGGGAAGCAGAAGACGACTATCTAAGCCAGATTATGCCTCTTGCTCCATCATTCCAACCTGTCCCGATGTCGGTTGCAATTAGTGGGCAAGATGGTGTCAGTATGGTTTGTAGCCTCCCCATGAGTACGAGCGGAGGCAAGGAGTTTCCTGGTCCTAAGAGAAACCACTTCACACCAGATGTCCCCAATGAGTATATTACTTATCCGATGAAGCCTAATGAAGATCTCTCTGTAGCAATTGATCGCGTCACGCAGCGCTTAGCCGCGGGGCTTTCCTCAGGCACTATTTTCACTGGGCAGCCCAAAGATGAGCCCGTTGGTCTAACCGAACTAGGTGTTCCAGCTAAACAGCGTATCTTTATGAGCGGATCAGTCGACTTTAACATAGTTGGACGAATGATGCTCCTCGGTTTCATTAAGTGGCATAGAGAAACCCCTGGTACTGAATCCGCAGTTGGAACAGATATGACATCTTCATCGCAGGTCCAATCGCTTTATGCTGATCTCATGAACTTAGTCCCTTTCTCGGAGATATCTAAGCGGTGTGGAGCCGGAGATTATAAAGCCTACGACCTAGTTCTGCCACCACAAGTCCTTAATTCGATTGCCAATATCATTATGCATTTAGTTGCCGATTTTACCCCTTTTGATAAGGCCGTAACTCAAGGTGTTTTATCCAACGTTATTTGGCCTACTATTGCATTCGATGGGACTATATCAGTTCTAGCCATTAATCCTTCTGGACATTTTGCGACAACCGATTTTAATTGTATAGGCAATTCCATTTTAGTTCGCTATTGTTACTTTAGAGCTAGGCGTAGCTACTTTCGCGAAAACCACTTAATTAAGACACCCTTTCGCAAACACGTAGCTCTAGTTGTTTATGGAGATGATAATATCTATGCTATTAGCACTGACTGTCCGTTCTTCGATCAACTTGTTTTAACCGAACAATTATCTAAGATTGGCATAACTTATACCTCTGAGGATAAGACGAGTAAAGTTGCTCCTCTCCGTGACTTCTTCGAGCTATCGTTTCTTAGTAGAACGGTCACTCTGACTGATGGTGTGTGGAAGGCCTACCTATCGGATAAATCGATAAGTAAAATGCTTCATTTTCAGAAAAAGAGTGAGCTATCATCTTTTAATCGTTCCTGGGAAGGTATCCAGAGCGCATTATTTGAATTTTATTTGAGGACTCCAGAGGAATATGCTCTTCGTAAAGAGCAATTGCGTGCAATAGCCTATGAGTCGGGCATGCACGGTTTATGGGATGATGAGACCATAGACGAGAG